AAGTATCTCACTCATCCGCTTGTTGCGCATTTCTTGCAGATAAATGAGGCGAGAAACTTCAGACTGCCCCCAATAGTAGTCAAACTGGGGGTTGGGATTCAAATGCACAAACGGCAACTCTCCTTTTAAGAAAATTGCCTTGTTTGAATCCTCGTTCCACAACGGGCGGTCATAAATTACAACGCCGGGGTCGGCAATCGTGACAATCTGATAGTCTTGCGTCTCATCGTTGTAGACGTAGAGCTCCCGCATCTCGATCGTATCTTCAGCCACCTGCGGCCGCATGCGGTTCACCCCAGACAGATCCAAGTTTACGTTGCCGTAAATGGTCGGATTGCTCTGCGACATGATAATGCGGTTGACCGCATTCGGAATCTCGGTCGGTGCATGGATGGAGGAGGTAATGCGTTTCATCAACGCTTCACGGCGCGGGTGTCGGTATAGGTTTCGCGCCAATTCGGATTTGGTGATGTAGTAGGTCTGGCACAAAGCCTCTTGGCGATCCGTGTAAGGCACATCCTCGCGCAACACGCCAATGGCTCCAGGCTCAACCATATACGGTGTAATGCCGCCAGGGCGACGCACCAATTTGACAAACGTGCAGCCAAACACCAGTGACCACGTTAGGGCCATGCTAAAGATGTTGTCAGCGTTGGTGTTTGACCATTCGTCGTTAAGAGCCTGAGTCAAGACGGGGATCTTGGAATGTTCCGCTTCTTTGACTGCTGCACCCAACGCAATAGAAAAACGGGTTTGGTCCGCGCTGTAGAGGAATGACACAAGCTGGTCGATATGCGGGTAGATCTTGTTATAATGCGCTGGGCTTTCTTCAGGACCAGAGCCAAACAAGAAATAGCTACGCAGGGAAACATAATCGCCCTTTCGCTCATTTTGCGAAACGTAACACTTCTCAGCTAGGTCTAAATAGAAAAACTCTCGCTCATCAGCATCGGACGGGATAATCATGTTTTGATCTTTAACCCCTCATGATCGGCAATATAACTTGCGGTGCGTGGTCCTTGCAAGTCTCCTACATCTCTGGGCAATAGACTAACAGATTCCCCTTTAACAGACTTGTATGCTTTTCCGCCCATAACATTAGACATGCTAATGCCGCCTCCGCCGCCCCAAATGGCATTGTCACCCGGACGCGCTTCACGCATTTCTTGTTCTTGTTTAGAAACCGGCGTGTTGTTCCTTGTGAAATACCCCTGTTGGCTTTCGCCTTCACGAGTGCTTTTGATGTTGCTCATGCCGAACTCTTGAGCCATGCCTTTAAGCGAGCGATCAGCAGTTTTCGTTCTTGCCGACATGTATGACGGTGCGCGAAGGAACACAACGTTAATGCCATGCTCGCAGCCATTCGGGCATACAGGCTCCCAAGCCTCAAAGAACCCATGCTGGTCGCATTTGTAGTCACGTTTTACAGCCATATCAGTCCCCTTTATTGCCTTCAAGCTGTTGATTGAAACTTGGTTGCGAATAGTCCGCACGGTTGCGAATACCCACATCCATCTTTATTTGCCCGTCAACCACCTGAAGCCCCAGGTGGCGGTACATGCGTGGTTTAGGCGAACGCCGATACTCGGTGAACCGGGTGTTATACATGCCTTGCATCACGGCAATTTCGCCATTTTCCCACTGTTGCAAGGCCCTGCTAACCCGAATCTGCGTTATCTCTGAGACCGGGTTGATTTTTTGGATAAAGCATTTCTTGAACAGATCCTCGGTAATGCCCGCCACGTTGGCAAACAACGCCGCCGAGATCCCCCGTTTCTTATCCGCGAGAAACCTGTCAATACGCTCCATCAAGACTTTTTTGGGCAGGACGCTCATCAGGAACCATACATGCCAATGTTTTTGAGGTAGTCCGATACGTTGCGGCCCACGCTGAGTTGTTCAGGAGTCCTGTTCTCCTGAGACTTGTTGACCGCACGGCTTAGTTTCATTGCCACCAATCGTGGTTGCACCTGTTCAGCATAAGCAGCTGCCGCCAACGCAGCGCCAATCACGCGATCATCTTTTCCGCGTCCGCCAGCCTCAATCGAAGCGCCGTCACGGCGAATGGTCTTCATTTCTTCGATCAGATCCTGACTGCATACGCGCATCATGCCTCGTTCAAAATAGTCCTTCAGGTAACTCATCATCCGCTCTTTGGACGATACCGTTGTTACCCATCCCATAGCATTGCTTGGACCGCTCAACGTGTCGTTCTTCCGCCAGATGTAGTTGGACATATGCCCCAGCACATCCATCAGATCTTTACCGTGCTGCCCGCCTATGCTGACCGCCTGACGCCGCAAGTTGCGCAACTCATTGATGACGGCTTGTCCAGGTCCGTTCACTTCCAGGTTAAGCGTTGAATTGCGATACGCGCCAGCAAGATGACTAATCACCCAGGCAAATTGATAAGTGTTCATTTCACTGGTTGCAAACTCGGCAACCTGTTCCATGCCGTCCGAGTAGCAACGCCAGACGCTAATGCAGAACCTATCTGCCCAATCGCTAGATCCATACGCCGGGTCAGCGCCAATGACGTAGTAAGCCGTGTCAATCGGCTGTTCCCAAATCCTAAGCGTTGCCAGCTTGTCAGACGAACGCACAACCTCAGTGTCGGCAAAGTGCGCGCCCATCACATAGCGATACACCTCCGGCACCATCTTCTTCGCGTCTTTCATCGCATCCGTGCAGCGAGCGTTCGAGAAGAACGAACTGCCGGTCATAATGAAAGCGTAGTCCTCAGTGGGCGGAAACTCCTGATACATCAAAGCATCATCACGAATGCCTTCAGACAGTTTCCAACGCCACCAAGCCATCTGACGTGAATTGATCTCTACGCCATAAAGCTTCTTGATATCCCGGACCCATTCTTTCTCCTCGCCGGTCAATCGACCATCCCAATAGACTTTGTAAACCTGAGATTCCGCATCGACAGAGTAGAACTCGTTCCGCCACCAACCGCAGAAAATAGCCTTCTGCGTTTTGGCTCTTTTGGCCGTGATATACATGTCATGAAACATGTTGAAGCCGCGAGCCGTGCTCTCAAACATATACAACCTGTCGGGGTTGGTTTCCGCCAACGAAGCCAACAAGGACGCCAAACCCTCCTCATCACCCCATGAACTTGTCTCCGTGCCGTGAAGGTAGGTAATAGCTTTGCCGCGCCCCAGAGTGCCTTTCGCTCGCAACCCGGCCACCTGATAAAACAACCGGCTTCGGTTCTTCAGCACCATCTGATTCCGGTTGTGGCTATCAACCGGCATCTTCCATTCACGCGGCAAATGCTCGTGATACATGCCAAGAGTGCTGCGGAACATCTCACGGTTTTCCTCCGTGTCAGTCACCAACGTCGCACCCAAACCCGGATGTGTGAACACCCAATACAAGTCCAACGCCAGACTGATTGTCGTAATGCCTTGCTGACGCCCTTTCAGAATCACATAATGATGGATATCGTTCTCAAGACCCTTCTGAATCTCCTCCATCACATAGGTCTGAGTGCCAAGCAGGGTGCCAAGTTTCTTCAGACCCTGTTCCTTGGTCTCAATCTGAAGCTCCGAACAAAACTTGTAGAACTTCTTAAGATCGAACTTCATACCACGCTCTCCACGTAGAAGCTGCTACTCAGCATCAACCTTTGCCGCAGGCTCATCCTCGCCAACGTAGTAATACCTTTGCTTCGAGGCGATGATTGCATGTCCCTGCTTCCTATTCTTCTGCGCACACAAACTCATGATTGACCGCCAGGACACAGGCAAATAACCGTGCGGCCAAAGCAATTCCTTCAGATCATCATACGAAACACCCTCCTTCCCAGAGAGCATACACGCATCCAAAAACCGAATAGGCTGTTCAGCCGGACGCACTCGACGAACATGCGCACGATGGTCCCCAGTCTCACGAGCATACTTCAAGTAAGACAAAATTGTGGTCAGGCTAACGCCCTCCCCATCAGCAATGTCCCGCAACCGAACATTAACCGCCCAACGGTCAAGTATCCGGTTCAAACGCTTCAATGATTCTTCACGCATCGCCATACAACAAATCCTCCTCATAAAGTTATATATGGTTTTAACAAATAATTGAAGTGCCGCAAACATGGTTTTTTCTTGGGGGGAGTTGCGAAAGGGGCACCCGCATGAGGGGGCCCAGGGCCCATGCCGTGGCCATCCCGTTTGCCTGCCGAGCGGATGCTCGAGGAAGGCGTCCAATGCTCGAGCAGGCTGCGCGTGAAGCGTGAGCATGTCTATGCTCGAGACTGGTCGAGATTGCTGGCCCAAATAGCGTTCCGGGGGGAGGTCGAGCGGTAGCTCGAGCGGTGCTCGAGGGGCGGTCGAGCGGTAGCTCGAGGGGCGGTCAGAGTAGGAGCACTCCCGCACACTTGCCCACTCGAGTTGCTGGGTGGCGCTGCGACAGCGCGGTGGGCAGTCTATAGATATATAGCTATAGCTATAGAGCTATAGAGCTGTAGAGCTATAGACGCGCACGCAGGGGAAGAGATTGCGACAGCAGGCTGCAATAAAATACGACAAACGGTGAAAAGATAAGACACACAACCAGGTCTAGCTCTGGCAGTATGCGCTTAGGCAATCACGCCACGGAGACGAAGACATGAACATTCCCGCAGACATCATGCGTTTAGTAGAAGCAGCTCGCGCCGATGTGATCGCAACCGACAAGCCGGCAGTGTACTGGTTTAGCGCCTGGATGGTGGCGGCCGCAACGGAATACGCGCAATCCATGCTCTCGAGCTGGGGCTATGACGGCCACACGACCGGCCCGGCTCGATGGCATGACGATGACGGCGTGACGGTGGTCCTCGTGCCAGTCATAGACTTATACGGCGAGCCGGTCGGAGATTACTGCGTTTGGCTCGGCGAAGATGGCCAGCTCTACGGCGACTTCTAAAACAACAGACAGCGGGGCTTCGGCCCCCCACAACATAGGGGATTATCCCGTGACCAAAACCGATATCTATCAAGCCGTGACTGACAGTATCCTCGCTCAATTAGAGGCGGGTTGCATTCCTTGGGTTAAGCCGTGGAAGGATGGCAACGCCACCACCACGAAATTGCCCCACAACGCGGTTACAGGGAAAGCGTATTCCGGGATTAACATCCCCCTGTTGTGGATCGCCGGATCGCGGTTCGGCTCGCAATCGTGGCTTACATTCAAGCAGGCGGTTGCGCTTGGCGGTTCCGTGATGAAGGGAGAGAAGGGCACCTCGGTTGTTTATGCCGATCGGTTTATGCCGAAGGGGGATGATGCAAAGCCTATATTTTTCCTCAAATCGTACACTGTTTTCAACGCTGCCCAATGTTCGGGTTTGGCTGCGATTGCAGAGCGTTTGCCGTTAAGCGTACCGCAACAGCACATTGCTGCCGACGATTTGATCGCCAACACAGGGGCGCACGTAATGATTAGCGGCGACCGCGCCTATTATAACCCTACTGCGGATCACGTTGTGATGCCTCCCCTTAGTGCATTTCCTAATCCGATGGGTTGGTATCAGGTCGCACTACACGAACTTGGGCATTGGACCGGCCATGCCAGCCGGTTAGATCGGCAGTTCGGTAGACGGTTCGGAGACCACGCATACGCAATTGAGGAATTGACGGCGGAAATGACCAGCGCGTTTTTGTGCGCGTCTTTGGGCGTAGAGCCCGCCGTTCGTCATGCTGATTATTTGGCGTCTTGGATTACAGCGATGAAAGCTGACAACAAATCGGTAGTTGCAGCTGCATCCAAGGCG